GGCCCCGGCTCGACAGGAAGCGTGGCAGAGTGGTCGATTGCACCGGTCTTGAAAGCCGTTGAAGCGTGTTTTAAGTAGTTGATTATTAAAAGTTTTTTCTGATCGTTTCCGCAACTTGCGGAAATCATTTCCGCAACCCCGCTAGAATGCGGGCGAAAATCGGAAGCGTGGCCGAGTGGTTTAAGGCAGTGCTCTTGAAAAGCACCGAGGCAGGAATGTCTCCGTGAGTTCGAATCTCACCGCTTCCGCCAATCCTCATTTGGTGGGCTTGACGACCTCGCCGACGCGGCGATAGACCTTCTCGGTTATCTCTTGTTCGGTATGGCCCAGCAGCTTGCTGGCGTGCTCTAGCGTCATTTCGGACGCGGCCTTGGGGCGGATGTCGCGAAACTGGAAAGACCGGATGCGTGCAGCCAGTTCGACGTTGCCTTCCTCGTCGGCCTTTGCGGCGGCATCGCTGCGCGCCTGGTCGAACCGAAGGCGCAGCGTTCCGGCATTCAACGCCTTGCCGGCCGGCGTGGCAATCAGGAACAGGCTGGCGACCTTGCGGTCGCGGCCCTTGATGCGGTCGATGACCTTGCCCAACTCGGTGCGCGCGCCTTCATCGTCCAAGAGGATGCGCAGCACCTTGGCGGTCTTGTTCTGCTTCACGCCGAGGGCACCGTCCTTGATGTCAGCCAGGCGCATTTTGAGCACGTCGGCGGGCCGCTGGCCGGTCAGATAGTTCAAGTCCATGGCGTCCTGCAACTCGATGCAGGCGACGGCATACACCGCACCCCACACCGCGTCGTCGGCGTAGAAGTCGCGCGGGGTTTCCTTGTTCTTGCGCACGCCCTTGACCGGGTTTTCCTTGGCGGTATAACCCCACTCGCGGGCCATGTTCCAGATATGGGAAAGCAGGGATATTTCCCGATTCGCGCGCACCGTGGCCGGCTTGCCTTCCTGGCCCTTGAGCTTGGACTTCCGGCTGTCCCGATACTGCGCGATGTACTGCGGGGTCACGGCGTCAATGGGCGCGTTGTCGAATACCTTGCGCAGGAACTTGAGCGAGCCGAGGTTATCGCTTTGCGTCCTGGCCGCCTTAGTCGGTATCACGTCGCGCTCGTAGCGATTGAATATGAACCGCATCAGGCTGGTTTCGACCGGGGCCGTGCGGCATTCCAACTCGGCCCACTTGCGCTTCGCTTCGTTCAGATCGTGGCCGAGGGGTATTTCCTTGCGGTTGCCTTCGGCGTCGCGCCCGTTGTAGTAAAACGATTCCCACGTCTTGCCGCTCTTGAGCGTGCGGACACGGCGCAGCATTCGCGGCGGCAGATCGCGGGAAGGTGGGGTTTTCGGGCGCATCATGTTAGCTTACTCCAATGCGGAAAAGTCGGGTCGCCACGCTGACTGCAAACCCGTGGCGGTAGGTTGCACCCCGGCCAGTCGCATGCGCGCAAACCAGCGCCCAACAATCGGGCGGCCGCTGGCATTGACCACGTAAGACCAGGCGTTCTTATCCAGCCACTCGCGCTGGCTGGCAACGTGCTTGTAGCCCGTCACCTCGGCCAGTTCGTCAGCGGTCAGGAATTCGGTTTCAGACATGGCGGTGCGCGTCCTCGAACTCGATCAGCAGGTCGAGAAAGTGGCGGGCCTTTCTCAAATCCTCGACGCCGTTCTTCTTGCGCCACCGACTCACGTACTTGATGACGCACCCCTCGAAATAGCCGATACTGTTTTTGTGGATGTACTCGACCGGCTGGATGGGCATGTCCTTGTAGTGGTTGCCGCCCACTTGCGTGGTCAGGGCGGCGGCCGCCACGTGGCGGGCTTCGCGGTTGTTATGCCAGTTCGAGTTATCGACGCAGGCTGGGCACGGGCCGCCGGCACCGTTCTGATAGGGGGCGTTGCTGCATGTTGCACAATCGTTGCTCACGGCTTTCTCCTTTTCATGGCTTCAAGTAGTAGGTCTTGCACCTCGCGCTTCGATTCGCGGCGGGCTATCACAAGCTCGTCCACGGTGTCGGCGGCGACGATGTGGTGAATGAACACCGGGCGGTCGTGCCCGGCTTGCGCTTGGCGCGTGGGGCCGATGCGCTCGATGATTTGCTGGAACTGTTCCAAGTCCCACCAGTGGCCGAAGAAGGCCAGGATGTTGCCGCCGTCCTGCAAGTTCAGGCCGTGGCCGGCGCTGGCCGGGTGGGCGAACAAGACCGGGATCTTCCCGGCGTTCCAATCGCGGATGGTTTGCGGGTCTTTGTCCAGGGTGCGGCCCCTGGGGAAGGCACGCTGCAGGCGGGCGAGGTCACTCTTGAAGTGGTAGGCCACCAGCACCGGCATGCCGGCCGCTTCCTCGATCACGTCCTCAAGCGTTTGCAACTTGGCGTCGTGAATCTCGGCAAAGGTGCTGCACGTGTCGTCGGTGTAGATCGCGCCGTTGGCGAGTTGCAGGCACTTGATAGTCTTGCTGGCCGCGTTGAATGCTTCCACCTCGGTGCCGCATTCCAGCGCGAGGAACATTTCGCGTTCCATGTCCTTGTAGAGGCGCCGGGCCTTGGTCGGCAACTCCACGCGGATGACGTTGACGATGGGCTCGGAAATGTCGAAGTAGTCGCGCGCGTCGAGGGACAGGCAAAGGTCGCGCATGCGGTCCTCGATCTGCTCCTGGGCGAACGGCAGGGGCTCAAGGCGCGTAGCGTGGCGGTCACTGCCCACCTGGATGGACTGGAACCACCGGGCCTTGAATGCCTCGAAGCTGCGCCCAAGGCGCACGCCCTTGTCGAGGAACCACGCCTGCCCCCACAAGTCCTGCAACCCGTTGGGGCTGGGCGTGCCGGTCAGTTCAATGAAGCGGTCTACCTTGCAATGAGCGACGCGGGCAAGTGACTGCGCGCGCACCCCACCTTGGCGCAGGCGGAACGACTTGAGCTTGGTCGATTCGTCGGCCACCACTTTGCGGAACGGCCACTTGTCGCCGTAGTGTTCGACCAGCCAAGGCAGGTTGTCGTAGTTGGTGGCGTAGATCGTCGCCGGCCGCTTGAGCGCGGCGCGGCGTTCCTCGGGCGTGCCGACGACGGCCGACACTTCCACGTTGCGCAGGTGCTCCCACTTCTTCGCCTCGTCCGGCCAAGTGCTCGCGGCCACGCGCAGCGGGGCGAGTACCAGGGCCGGGCCGGGCTCGGTGATTTCCAGGATGTCGAGCGCGGTCAGCGCGGACACGGTCTTGCCCATGCCCATGCCAGCCCACACGGCGTCGCGCTGCACGTCGAGAATGTGGTCGATGACCGGCTGCTGGTACTCGCGGGGAATGAATGCGCGGCGGGTCACTGTTACACCAGATCGGCGGCAGGTTCAGCAGCAGGCTGCAAACGTTAGTCGTGAGCCCAGCAAGGGGGGGTCTCGGGCGCGGTAACTGCGTGGGGGCGCAGCGGCATGATTACCCCCACGAAGTTCTCGTCGGCCAGGTCTAGTAGCGCGCCATCGTTGCCGTTGAAACCAATGGCCGCGAGGTGCGGGCCTTTTCCGCCGTGCAGAATCGACCAGGCTTTCGCCAGGGTGCCGGTAAAACGTGGGTCAAACTGCGCCGGCTGGCCTGATACTTTGGCGGGGATGACGCGCCGAAAATCTGGAAACTTGCCGTCTACGGTTTTGCCGCTCATCGACAGGCCGGCATATGTAAGCGTTACCGGGCGAGCATTCGACACCGGCACCTTTTCGCCCTTGCCGTTGTCCTTTGTTTCCAGTTCGCCGATGGTGATTTCCACCAGGCCGGTGGGCTTGATAGCCTTGAGCAGGTCGTTGGGGATAATGATGTCGGTCAGCGGCGCGTCGACGTCCGGCTGCTCGCTTTCGACACGAAAGCACCCGAGCATTAAGCCATTGGTTGCAACAAGGCGCGACTCGGTGGCGCCGATTTCCAGGTTGATGCCGTTCAGGTAGTAGCGCACGTCCTTGTCGGAAGCGAACAGCTTGAGCACGGCGATGATTTCAGCGCGCACGGTGAGTTTGATTTCCATGGTGGTTTTCCTTATCTGTTTTCGATGTATTCAAAGCCGACGCCAGCTTTCAAGAACATGGCCGAAGCGCTGCGCATGTCAGCGGCCCAGCGTTCGCCGAAGCCCTCGGCAGGCAGTTGCGCGATGACGCGCACAAGGCCGGCCTGTATCAGCTTGGCCGCGCAGCGTGCGCACGGCGGGTGGGTCACGTAGATGGTGCAGCCCTCCACCGGGCGGCCGGCGAACAGCAAGGCGTTTTCCTCGGCGTGAATGGTGCGGCGCAGCTTCTCGTCGCGGTCGAACAGGGCCTCGTCCGAATCGCACACGGCGCGCGGGAAACCGTTATAGCCCAGCGACACGACGCGGTTCTTGGCATCCACGATCACGGCCCCCACGCCCGTGCTCGGGTCTTTCGACCAGGTGGCAACGAGATTGACCAGGCCCAGCATGCGACGATCCCACTTGCTCATGCCAGCACCTCGTCGATGCCTTGATGCGAATCGACAACCACGACGCGCTGGCCCATGGCCCGCATGCGTTCGTGTTCGCGGTGCTGCTGGCGCTCGTGCGGGGTATGGGGGAAGAACGCGGCCAGGCCCTCGGCCTTGAGTTCAATCCAGATGGTGCGGTCGGGCATCATGACCAGGCGGTCGGGTGCACCGTGGCGGCCTATCCACTTCACCTTGCGCACTTCACCGCCCAACACACGGACGCGCTCGACAAGGTAGTTCTCGATGGTGCTCTCACGCATGGCGGGTGTGCCTCCATGCGGTTTTGAGGGCGAGCGCGCGGCTGTAGCCGAAGCCTCGGTACATGCAATAAAGGCGGTACAGGGTCATAGGTCAGTCCTTCCGGTAGCGATAGGCTTCAAAGCCGGCCGCAGCGAGCGGCAGGCCCTTGGCCCAGGTTGGGGTGGTTGCCATCAAGCCGGCCAGGTGGTCGGCGTTGAATTCGTCGCGGTCCTCGGCTTCGGTGATGTTTTCGTCATGCACCGAGAGGACGATCTGGTAGCCGGCCGCCTCGATGGCCGGCATGTTCCCGGCGAGCACGTCACGGCTTGCGGCCTGAGTCACGTTCTCGGCGAGCTTGCCGCCGTAGGTCTTGAGGCGGGACCACTTGCGGCTGTACTGATTGACGCCCATGTAGGACAGCTTGCCGGCGTCGTCGAGTTGCGGGCTGGGGTAGCAAAGGAAGCGGCCGGACGGCAGGCGGATGCGCAGCCAGGCGCCGTCGCGGCGCAGCTTCAACATGCGGCATTCATAGGTCACGCCGGGGCGCATCACGGCCATGCGCGCGGCTTCTTCAAGGTCTTTCCAGAATGAGGAAATGGCCGGGTGGGCGTAACGCCACGAGCGCTTGAAAGAATCGCACACCAGCCAGGCGCGGTCGGATAGGCCGAAGGTCGGGCGCTTCTGCTGCTGCGTCCATTCCAGCGCCCTGGTGGCCTCGGCGATGATCGCGTCGGGGATGGCGCCAATGGCCTGCTCGCCCATGGCTTCGAGGTCGATGCTGTAAGCGGCGGCGAACGTGAGGAAGGCACCGACCCCGCCTTCGTAGCCGAGGGCGAGTTCCTGCACCTTGCCCACTTGCCGGTTGTCCTTGCTCACGGCCTCGGGCTGGATGCCGAACGACTTGGCATAGGCCAGCTTGTAGAGGTCGTGCCCCTTACGGATGGGCTCGCCCTTGGCGTCGAGCGCCAGCGGTACGGGGCGCCGTTCGAGGTAGGCCGCCACCAGTTCGGTGCCGGTAATCCACTGGCCGCCCTCAGTCTGCACCGTGTCGAAGTCGGCAAACGCCTGCAGCTTCCACTCTTCGCCGGCCAGGAAGGCGAGCACCCGGCCTTCGATGTTGGAGAGGTCGGCGACCACCAGCTTCTTGCCCTTGGGTGCGACGATGCAGCCCCGGATTGCGCTGCTGGTCAGTTCCATGACGTTGCCGAAGAGCAGATCCTCGCAATCCGCTTTCATGGCCGCGATGCCCTGATCGATGGCGGCCTGCTTGAGCACCGGGCGCGGCAGGTTTTGGGGCTGGAACAGGCGCCCGGCCCAGCGGCCGGTGCGGCTGGCGCCGTTGAATTGCAGCGTGCCGCGCAGCCGGCCGTCACTGCTCACCGCCTTGGCGAGGGTCTTGTACTTGCTGGTGCTGGTGGTGCTGGCCTGCAACCGGATGGCGAGCAGTTCGCGCAACTCGGCCGGCAGGTCGGGGTCGGCAATGCGCCGTTCCAGCGTGCTTTGCTGCATGTCCGGCAGGTCGATGCCGTAGGCGGCGACAAGGTGGCGCAGCATGGCGTCGCGCTGGGTAGCCACCCGCACCGCGCCGTCCGTCAGTTCGTTGGTGCGGTGGGCGAGTACCTTCTGCGCGCGCTCCACGGCGCGGATGGCGGCATGTGCCAAGTCGGTGTCGACCATGACGCCCCGGTCGTTGATTGCCTGGTCGAGGTGCCACAAGGCGAGTTCCCCGGCCTGGTAGTTCCATGCTGGCAGCTTCTTGTCGATGGCGCGCATGGCCTCGATGTCGAGCCCGGCGTATTCCACGAACTTGGCCCACTCGGCGGGGTGCGTTTCGCGCGTGGCGCGGCGCACCTTGCTGGTGGCCGGCCGTGGTTTGCACAGCAACTGAATCAGTTGTTTGCTGGACTTGTCCTTGGCCTTGTCGGTCGGCACCTTGAGAATGTCACACAGATCGCCCAAGGCACCCGGCAGCGAGTGGGCCAGCGCCTTGACCATCGTGTCGCGGACTCGATGGACCGGGATTTGATAGCCGCAATGTCGCAACACCGTGCGGTCAAAGTGGGAATTGTGGAAATAGAACAGGCAATCCTCGTCGGCCAATGCGTCGGCCAGTTCTGCCAGCATGGGCACCCCGGTGGTCAAGTCCCACACCTTCACCGGGCCGTTATCAAAGGCGTAGGCCCACAGCATTATTTCCGCAGCTTCCGCGTAGGCATGCACGCCGTGCGAAATCGGCACTTCGCTGTAGGTTTCGGTATCGCTCCAGCAGATTCTCATGCTCGCGCCCATTCCTTTGCGATAGTCCGATGACGGCGTCCGGCATGCCGGGCGGCCTGGGTAATCGAAGGAAACACCTCGCCCGTTTCAGGGTGGCGCATCGGCACGGCCTGGGAGTTCAAGCCGATGGCAACGGCGTGCGCCTGGTTGCCTTGGTGCGTTACCCACTCCAAGTTCGTGGCGGCGTTGTTCTTCTTGTTGCCATCCTTGTGATTGACTTCAAGGCCAGTGGCAAAGCCGGCGACAAACGCACGGGCAACCAGCAAATGCACGGCAACGGTGCCGGACGGGTGTAGATTGACAATCAAATACCCCCGACAGCTACCAGGACGCAAAACGGTGCCGAGCACCTGGCGCTGATATTCACGGCCGGCTTTGGAAACGCCGCGCACAACACGGTCGATGGAGCGCACGCGCCCTTCGTCGCTTACTTGATACCGGCCTTCATAGCCGGGGATGTCCTTCCAGGTTTCCACGTGTTGTCCTTGGTGTTCGCTTTGCGATGGCCTCCATTTCCTTGAGGGCATCGCAAAGCGCCCGGCCCGAAAGCCGGGGCTTGGAGTGGTTAAACGAGATCGTCGGCGGTGGCGCCTTCGGCGATGTCGTCGAACTCGTCCTCGCTCGCTGCACCGCCACCCGCGAAGGCGTCGCCGTCCTTGAAGAACTGAACACCGCGCAGGCTGGCGTTTATGCGCTTGCCGTAGTTGTTGTCCTGTGCCCACAACTCGACGCTGGCATTCACAAAGCAGCCGGCGTAGGGCTTGCCGTCCTGCTCGGTGAGCGGGCTCTTGTCCTTGTCGATGACCAGCGGCCGGGTGGTGGCGCGGGCGGACACGTACAGGTTGCCGGGGAAGCCGTCATAGTTGGACTTGAGGTCGCCGTCGTGCAGGGCCACCTTGTCTTGGGCACGCATCTGCTTGAGGATGGCGTCGGCCTTGGCACCCCACTTCTCCTTGGCGACTTGCTCGATGGCCTGGTTGAGGGCCTTGACCTGCGGGTCGGCGGGGTCGATGAGGAAGGAAGCGGAAAAGGCCGGCTTGCCTTCGCCATTCACGGTTTTGGCCTCGAACAGCACGGGGAAGGCGAGGCGCACGTTGTTAAGTTTCAGTTTCATGGTGGGTTACTCCTTAAAAAATTGGGGGTACTTGCGTTTGATCTGCTGGGTGGCTTTTTCAATTGCAACGCGGCGCAGCAGATCGGGTTCCGGCGCGTTGGGTACTAACGGGGTTTGTGCCGCCTGTTGCAGCAGCTTTGCGGCGTCGCGGGGCAGCACGTTGGCAGGCGACAGGTTCTTCACACCAAGTCCTCCACGGTTTCGGACACGTCGGCGAATTCGTCGACGGTGGCCTGGATGACGAGGGCCGGGCGCTTGTCGGACTCGGGCGCCACGCTGGGCTTGCCTTCGCTTTGCGTAATGAGGCCCTGCAACTTCGGCCACTGGCGCGGGCCGATGGTCCCGGCCTTGTGCAGCTTCTCGGCGGTGGTCGGCGAAATCAGCGAGAAGTCGTACATTTCTTCCAGCTTCATGCGCATGGACTTCATGGTGGCCTCGACTTCCTTGTCGTCGGCCCAGCGGCGGGCACCGCGTCGGCCTTCCACCAGCTTGAAGCCGGGCACCGGACGGCCGGCCAGTAGTTCGGCCTCGGCTTTCGCGCGGATGGCCTTACACCAGGATTCGACAAAATCAACCGCGCCCAGCAGGTTGCCGAGGATGGCGTTGTCGAAGGTGCGCTCGGCGGCGTGCTCAAGTTGCGGGGCCACCGGCTGCGTGGTATCGACGAAATCGTCGGCTACGGTGGAGAGCACGTGCTCGGTCAGCGTCGGGCATACCGCCTTGGCCTTGCAGAATCGGCATTGATCGTTGCCGGGGTTGAGGTACTTCTCGTGCAGTTCCTTGTAGTTGCCGTGGTACTGCATGGCCGAGAAGCAGCGCTCGGCGCCGCGCTTGACGTGCTCGGCGAACAGCGTGCGCAGGTCCGGCACGTTGCGCACCCACTCGCTGATATGGTCGAGGCGGGGCTGCACGATGACGACGCGCGCGGTATGGAAGTCGCCGAGGAATTCGAACTCGTTGAGCGCGGCCAGGGCGTAAATCTGCAACTGCTCGTTGTTCTCGGCATCGACCTTGACGCCTCGGCCATACTTCAAATCGACGATGACCATTTCGTTGCCGGCCAGGATCACGGCGTCGGACGTGCCCTTGGCGCCGGCTTCGCCGGTAATGGCCTCGATGCTCAAGCGCTGCTCGACCATGAGTTCGCCGTCGATGCTGCGCACGTAGTCGAGATATTTCTGCACGTGGCCGGCCATGTCGTCGGTGACTTCCCAGCCCTTGCCATTCACCTGGATGACGCGGCCCAGGTACGCGGCGGCATCGTTGCCGGCGGTCAATGCCATGGCGGCCAGTTCGTGCGCAGCGGTGCCCTCGTCGGCGAAGTCGCTGGAATCGTCCGGGCACGTCGCCTCAAGGGCCACGCTGCCGGGGCATTGAAGCCAGCGGTGCGCGTTGGATGGGGAGAGTTTGGCGTGCTCGCTCATTCGGCCACCTCGTTTTCGGTTTCAACTTCAACAAATTCGCCAGCGGCGTCGAGGGCGTACCAGGTGTCCGGCTTGATGCCGTTGTCGCCCACCTTGCTGGCGCGGACATGGACCAGGCGGCCGTCGTTCTTATCGCGGTAGCAGAGGACGATGGCGTTGCCGGCGGCAGCGCGGGCGCGGCCTTGGATACCAAGCGAGGCGGCGACGGACTCGGAACCCTTCACCTCGGCCGCCGA